AAGCAACCGGAACCCTCAAGACCAAGTTGGCATGTGCCACCAAAAACAAATGATGGGAAGAGATGTGCAACTCGTGGGTTACAAAAGAAATGCAAAACTAACTCTGATGAGTTCGAAAGGTTTTATAAGGACGTTGAGCATGTTTTGGGGAAGATACCCGACAGGCTTCTTACCACATATGGAAAAGATTATATTTGGAAAGATGAGCATATGATAACTTATATTGAAATGCTCAGAAAGGGTTTTAAACATGATCTTAAGCCAACCCATGAGGAGCTATTAGGCTACAAGTGGTACTCTGGTCTTTCGCCCGAGGACCAAAAATACTTCAAAAGCAAAGGAGACCCTTCCTTGAAAGAGATAATTAGAGAAGAGATTCAAGCGGTTTTGCGCGAAAGGAATAGAAAATGTTAACTTGGCTTACAATAAAAACCAATTCTAAAAAAGCTTGGACGTGGTTTAAACACTATTGGTATGTCCCAGCGGTTCTTGTATATACTTTGGTTCTTTGGTTCCTTTTTAAAAACAAAGATAAGGCATTTGAGATACTAAAGATAAGAGAAGAAAGCCTGAAAGATCAGATAGATGTTATTAAAGACTCTCACGAAGAAGAGATTAAAAGGCGAGAAAAAGTTTTAGAGGAGTATAATAAAATACTGGAAGACATAGAAAAAGAATATGAAGAAGGCCGCGAAAGATTAAGTGAGAAAAAGAAAAAAGAAATTAAAAGAATTATTGAAAAGAATCTTGACGATCCTGAGTCTATTGCCAAAGAGATGGCGGAGAAATTTAGCTTTATATATATCCCACCAGAAGAAATTTTAGGAGAATAAATGAAAATTTTGAATAAACTATTGTGTGTATTTTTGTCTGTATTGTTGGCCTATCCCTCAATTGCACTAGCCGAAGAAGATGAGCCCCCCAAGATTCACAATATTAAAAAAAACGAACGCGCTCCATTTGACGGAGTTTTATTAAACCCCACCGCCGCCGCAAAAATTCTTGCTGATAAATCTTTCTATGAGAAAGAATGCGACCTGAGAATTAAATACGAGGTTGATAAAGAATCTGCGAAACTCAATACTGTTTTAAAAAATCAAAAAGTCGCTTGCGAATCTCTCGAAAATAGATATGCTGCCATAATTAAGATTAAGGACGAAGAGATCAAGAGGCTTAGTTCTATTGTGATTGACAAAAAAGACTACTCTACTCTTTGGCTGACAGGCGGAGTCTTAGCCGGAATCGGTTTAACTATCGCTGTTATGTATGCTGTAGAGAGGTAATTATGCATGCCAAGTACAATTGGAAAATACAGTCGATCAAAACTAGATCAAATCATCGACGATGCAACTTCGGGTTTGAGTGTTACCGCATCACCGGCTGGAAGTGATACTCAATTACAATATAATGACGGCGGTCGCTCAACAGGCGGCGTGTCAACCCTTACATATAATGATAGCACAGGCCATCTAACGGTAATTGATGATAAAAAGCTTTACTTTGGCTCGGGCAACGATTCATATGTTCAATATAATAATTCAAGCAACAACTACCTTGAAATTTCAGGCTCTGGCAACGGAGTTATTATCTCTGGCTCAACTGTTTATGTGGACAGTTATTTGGGGATTGGTGTTGCTCCTGCTTCTGTGACTCATGCAATTACTTTACCGGATACTGCTGGAGCAGCCGGGAGAGTTAAAGCAAATGCGTACCTTACCTACTCTTCAATTCGTTATAAAGAAAACATTAAACCTATTAAGGACCCAATTGGATTGCTTTCTGGAATTGAAGGAATTACTTTTTCTTGGAGAGAAAATAAAAAAAGCGACTTTGGCTTTATTGCAGAAGAAGTGGGGAAAAGGATCCCAAACATTGTGGAATGGGACAAAACTCATGAGTCTGCATTCAGCATGGACTACACAAGAATAATACCAATTCTAGTTGAAGGGATAAAAGAGCAACAACTTCAAATAGATAAATTAAAAACAGAAATAAAAGCACTTAAACGTATCACTGAAACCTAATTTAGTCTCTAATTACCCCCGGCACCCCTTGTGAAAGAGGGGTTTACATAATAAAAGGGGGAAAATTTATTATGGCTACACCTGTACAAGTTACAACATATAGTGATTATGTTGACTTTCAAAATTACACAGGCTCTGCCGCGCCTACTACAAGCGGCTCTTTGTGGTTGTCTGGCTCTAATGCACTTGCTGGTGCAAAGCTCTGGACAAACGCTGGTATGGAAATTGGTGGCACCTTAGAGTGTGAAACGAGTTTTACCATTGGTAATGCTTCTCTTACTGAGGCCGAATTAGAAATGCTTGACGGCATCACCGCTGGTACAGCGGCTGCTAGTAAGGCTCTAGTTCTTGATAATGAGAAGTTTATTAGTGGAATTACTCAGTTCACAGCTTCTATCATTAGTGCTTCGGCAATTTCATGTACCGATCTTACTGTTCACGATAGTACTCTTACAATAGGTACCACTTCGATTAGTGAAACTGAAGCAGGGTACATTGATAGTATTACTGCAGGTACCGCTGCAGCTTCTAAAGCCGTCGTGCTTGATGGTAGTAAAAATATTGCTACTATTGGTACCGTTGGTTGCGGAGCTATCACTTCCACTGGTGCTTCTACTTTTGGCACCGTTTCTGGTTCAGGCCAGCTTTCCGGTATGAAGCTCGTCGTTGACACGGGCGGAACTATTGGCCTTGCTGCAGATACCGACCTCATGACTCTTACCGCCAACACATTAACTGTTGCCGGGGCAACGGTTTCGACTACGCTTTCTGGCTCTGGTCAAGTTTCCGGTATGAAATTAATTGTTGACAATGGTGGTGCAATTGGCTGTGCTGCTGATACTGATTTGATGGCTCTTTCGGCCAATACCGTTACTGTTCGCGGTACGGTTAATGTTGGAACTGCAATTTCTGCCTCTACAACCATTTCTGGTCGAGGGCTTGTTCTTGACACTAATGGCGTCATTGGTACTGATGGTGATAGTGATTTGTTAACACTAGAAAATAATAAACTTGAAGTTGCTGGTACGATCAGCGGCTCAAGTGTTGTTGTTAATACTGGTCAGACAATTGGTTTGTATGATGATACTGATCTTATGACTCTTACCGCAAACACATTAACTGTTGCTGGCGCAACGGTTTCGACCACGCTTTCTGGTTCAGGCCAGATTTCCGGTATGAAACTTATCCTTGATACCGATGGTGTCATTGGTACTGCTGGTGACACTGACTTGATGACGCTAGAAAATGGCGAACTGAAAGTTGCTGGTAATTGCCATGCAACAGCTGGTGAACTCAGCGCCTCAACTGACGTTAAAGGTCGAAGTCTTGTTGTTGATAATGGCAAAACCATTGGTTGTGCTGCTGATACCAATTTGATGACCCTTGCTGCAAACACATTAACTGTTGCTGGCGCAACGGTTTCGACCACGCTTTCTGGCTCAGGCCAGATTTCTGGTATGAAACTTATTCTTGACACCGATGGCATCATTGGTACTGCTGGCGATACTGACTTGATGACGTTAGAAAATGGTGAACTGAAAGTTGCTGGTAATTGTCACGCAACAGCTGGTGAACTCAGCGCCTCAACTGACGTTAAAGGTCGAAGTCTTGTTGTTGATAATGGCAAAACCATTGGTTGTGCTGCTGACACTGATTTGCTGACTCTTAGCAATGGCAACGTTACCTTCACAGGAACAACTGTTATTGCAACTGCTGACATTAATGGCGGCGCAGTTGATGCTGTTACTATTGGTAGCACATCTGCTTGTACTGCTCTTACCGTAAACGGCGCAGCCGCGCACAGTATTACCTCAACAGGCGCAAACGATGTTTCGCTGACTGCTGGTAATAATCTTGTATTCGATGCCCAAGGTAGCGATGAAGATGATGGTATGAGCTTTTCTTTAGGTACGGACACAGATGACACGTGGTTCGCATTCTACAATAATACCGGTGGCGACAATGGTAGATTGCTTACCCTTGATGGCGCTGGTATTGTGGAGTTCAATGAGAGAGGCAACAGCGCTGCTGATTTCAAAATGTTTGGCAGTACTTCTGGTTGCAGTGTTGAGTTTGATGCAAGCAATAATGCTTGGGTCCACAAACGCGGCGGTTCAGAGGTATCACGCTTTGGTGGCGATGGCACTGGCGAATATGCTCTTGATGTCAAAGATGGTTCTAATGCTGAAAACAAAGTTAGAGCAGCCGCATTTGTTACCTATTCAGATGAGAGACTTAAAACCGATGTTAAGCCTATGCGCAATGCATTGAAAACTGTTAATTCTCTTAAAGCCGTTAACTTCACTTGGAAGAAAGATGGTGCTAATGACTTCGGTTTCTTGGCACAAGACATCAAAAAAGTAATTCCACAGGCTGTTCACGGAAATGACGAAGGTCTTTTTGGTGTGGATTATGGTCGCTTGACCACAATTCTTGTTTCTGCTATTCAGGAACAATCCATCCAGATTGAAATGCTCAAAGCAAAACTTGACAAATAATTAAACTTTTAGTTTAGTTGCTTGGCCTTGGAGGTTGGGGGGAAACCCCCAACCTCCTTTTTATATAAAAAACTATATATTTTATAGTATAATATATTATTATTTTTAGAGGCTTCTAAACCAACGGCCACTTCTGCTCTTAACGGGCTGATGGTTTATGAAGAAGACACTCACCGTTTGAAAATCGTTGCTAATGGGGCATGGCAAACAATTAGCTTTGAATAAAATGAAAGAAGATCTAAATAAAATAGCACGGGTAGAAAAGGCAATTGCTAAAAAGTTTGGACCTGAGACCATAGTCAATCCGAAATCTCTTTGGGATGATTTTAAGGAAGATGAGTATCTTTTACAGCTTAAAGAATTTTATAAGAATAAAAGAAAAAAAGACGAAGATCATGAGAAAACAGAAAAAGATGGTTTTTTACTAGCCAAAAATCTAATTAGTAAAGAATCTAAGAGAGTTTGTTTGGTTTGCGAAACTTATTCTTTTAGTGCTAAAGACGATCTTTATATGAACAAGTTTGAATGTTGCTGGAAATGTTACATTCAATGGGTAGAGAATCGAGAAGAAAGATGGGCCAATGGCTGGAGACCCAACAAGGAGCAAAAATAAATGGCTACAGTATACGAAATAATTCAAGGAATCAATCAGGCAGCTGCAAATGCTTATGATGGCGCACATGACAAAAGATATGTCCAAGAAGGCGAAGAAAAGGTTGTCGGCCTTACGAGGGAACAGGGATGCCCCATTAATGATTCACGAGTAATCGACGGATTCAATGTTCGACTTAACGGCCCCCAAATGATCGTCTCATACCAGTCAGAACTGCCATTAAAAGATTTTCACAATACAAAACTGGAACAAGAAATAGAACAAACTTATGCTGACATCATTAAGTTTCTAAAGAAAGAATATAAAAGTATTACGGGCAGCAGTTTGAGCTTGAAAGAAAGCGGCAAATTAGATATGTCTTTGCAAAACATGTCGAAGATCAGAACTTGGGTCCAGTGTAAAAAAGCTTATACAGTTGGCAATTTAAAAGATGTCATCTCTGTGGGAGAACCCTCGGAAGATAGACTTGAGAAGAATTTTAAGGATTTTCTTGCTCAAAAGTCAGATAAAAAGCCATCGAATGTCACTAAAAAAAATGATTAATGACCTACGAACTAACCAAAGAACAGATAATCAAAGAGATTGTTAAGTGTGGCAAAAAACCGGCTTACTTTATCAATACTTATGCTAAAATTCCACACCCCGGAAAGGGTTTAATTCCGTTTAAAACTTATGACTTTCAAAGTAAACTGGTTGATGATCTTGATCTTCATCGTTTTATTGTTGTATTAAAAGCCAGACAGCTTGGGATATCAACAATTACGGCAGCTTATATTGCTTGGCTCTGTTTATTTCACAGAGATAAAAATGTTCTTGTTGTGGCAACCAAGCTGGCCACAGCAGCAAATATGGTTAAAAAGGTTAAAACAATCCTAAAACATCTACCAGATTGGTTAAGAATTTCAGATTTTAGTGTTGATAATAAAAATAGTATCGAGCTTACAAATGGAAGCCAACTGAAAGCATCTTCCACTGCAGGCGATGCTGGCCGTTCTGAAGCGCTATCGTTGTTGGTGATTGATGAGGCTGCTCATGTTGAGAATCTCCACGACCTGTGGACCGGTCTTTATCCTACGGTTTCAACGGGTGGTCGTTGTATAGCTATTTCGACCCCAAACGGCGTTGGAGATTGGTTTCACGAAACATATGTGGGAGCAGAAAGCGGGGAAAACGAATTCTTTCCAGTTAAATTGTTATGGGACATGCATCCAGAAAGAGATGAAGAGTGGTTCGAGACCGAAACGAAAAACATGAGCCAGCGGCAAATTGCACAGGAGTATGAATGTAACTTTAATACCTCTGGTGATACCGTGATCCACCCAGATGACATTATTAGAATCAAGGGTTTAATAAAAGAGCCCAAGTATCGTGTTGGTTTCGACAGGAATACGTGGATTTGGGAAGAGCCAAACGATGAAAATACTTATTTATTGGTAGCTGATGTCGCAAGGGGAGACGGCCTTGATTCAAGCACTTTTCATGTTTTTAAGCTAGAAACAATGGAGTTGGTGTGTGAGTATAAGGGGAAACCCACTCCCGATTTATTCTCTGATATTTTATATACGACAGGAAATGAATATAATTGTGCGATGCTGGTTGTTGAGAATAACTCTGTTGGGTTTCATGTATTAGACAAACTAATTGAAAAGGAATATAAGAATATCTTTTACTCCAAGAAGAGCACTCATGAGTATGTCGATCAATATGCAGCGCAAGGTAATTCATCAGTTATTCCGGGATTCACCACGTCTTCAAAAACTAGACCACTAATCATTGCTAAGTTTGAAGAATTTATTAGAAACAAAGTATTAACTATTTATTCTACGAGACTTGCGAGTGAATTAGATACGTTTATTTGGAGGAATGGTCGCCCAGAAGCTCAACGAGGTTATAACGATGATTTGATAATGGCTGCATCTATTGGCTGTTGGGTTCGAGATACAGCAATTATTGAAAATAAAAAAGATATTGAATACAAGAAAGCTTTTATGAATTCAATTATAACATCGAACACTCATTTAGATACAAAGGTGCCCGGTATGCACAAATCAACTATGCTAGAGAAAGCTTTTGACCAACACACAAAAAATAAACAACATCTATGGATTATAAAAGGATAAGAAATGGCCGATCAATCTAAAAACACTAAAAATAATGACTCTGCACTCTTTAAAAGATTAACAAGATTATTTTCTGGACCTATTATAAATTATCGTTCGCAGAATACGCGGCAACTTCGTCGAAGAAGGATGGATAAATACGCTTTTTCTTTTAAAGATGTTGCCGGTCAAAAGTTCGAAAGGCACGATTATAATCCATATAATAATTTCTCCAGCTATGCCATGCAAACGCAAAGTCGTGTACAGCGTTACAACGATTTTGACCAAATGGAGTTCATGCCAGAGATCGCTTCTTCACTGGATATCTATTCTGATGAAATGACAACCTTTAACGTTTACAATACCATGCTTAATGTAAAATCTTCCAACGAAGAAATTAAAGGTATTCTTGAAATACTTTTTACGCAGGTGTTAAATATTAATTATAATCTTTTTGGATGGTCACGTACCATGTGTAAGTATGGAGATTTTTATTTATATTTAGACATCGATGAAAAGCTTGGAATCAAACAAGTCATTGGATTGCCAACCCGAGAAGTTGAAAGACTAGAGGGGGAAGACAAACAAAACCCAAACTATGTTCAATACCAGTGGAACTCAGCCGGAATTACATTAGAAAATTGGCAGATTGCACACTTTAGGATTTTGGGCAACGACAAATTTGCTCCTTATGGTACATCTGTTCTAGATCCCGTTCGAAGAATCTGGCGACAATTAACATTGCTTGAGGATGCAATGATGGCATATCGCATCGTGAGATCGCCAGAGAGAAAAGTTTTTTATGTTGACGTTGGCAATATTCCTCCGGGCGAAGTTGAACAGTTCATGCAACGCTTTATGACCTCAATGAAAAGAAATCAAGTTGTTGACCCGAATAGCGGCCAAGTTGACTTACGTTATAATCCAATGTCTGTTGAAGAAGATTATTATATTCCGGTTCGAGGCGGAGTCCAAACTAAAATTGAAAGCATCAGCGGCGGCTCTTATACTGGAGACATTGATGATGTTAAATACTTGCGAGACAAGTTGTTTTCTGGCTTAAAAATTCCTCAAGCTTATTTGACATATGGGGAAGGAGCCTCTGAAGATAAAGGAACTTTAGCACAAAAAGATATTCGATTTGCCAGAACAATCGACAGACTTCAGCGATGTGTTCTATCGGAGCTTGAAAAGATTGCTACTGTTCATTTATATGTTTTGGGCTTTCGCAATGAAGACCTTTTAAATTTTCAACTTAAATTAAATAATCCTTCAAAAATTGCTGAAATGCAAGAGCTTGAACACTGGAAAACCAAGTTTGATGCTGTTGCTTCGGTTCCGGAAGGTTACTTTAGCAAGCGTTGGGTTGCTAAAAATATCTTTGAGATCTCTGATGAAGAATATTTGCGAAACCAACGAGAGTTGTTCTATGACAAACAAGTCGCAGCAGAGCTTGAAGGGGCAGCAGCCGCACCAGACGCAGCAATGGGAGGCGGCGGAGCCCTCGGTGACATGGGCGGCGACATGGGCGGCGACATGGGCGGAGATATGGGCGCAGATATGGGTGGTGAAGAAATGGGAGCTGAAGCAGGCGGCGAAGAGGCCGCTCCAGCAGAAGAACCGGGAGGTCTAATAGCAGCACCAGCCGAAGCTACGCCAGACGCGCCACCACCCGGAAAACGCGATGATAGGCGCAAGCTTCGTATGAAAAATGTAAAATATGTCAATGACAAAACCGGAGAAACAACGACCACCAGATCTAAAGGTAAGGCATATAAACCAGAAAAAGTTGATAACCGTCCTCAAGGCGCAAGGAAAAGAAGCTGGAGAGCCCTCGGCTCTCATGAAATGGCTCGTATGCCCAAACGACAAGTATTTAATGACCTTTCTTCGGGTGCCAAAGAATTATTAGGGCTCGGTAAGGGAATCTTTGAGGGAAAAAACACTAATTATGATGAAGAAGAACGCAAGTTGTTTGAAGCAAATGAAAGCGTTAAAGAATTGTTTGAGGACTTGGAGCAAATAAATGACGAATAAGCATAATAAAAAAAGAAATACTGGTTTTATTTACGAAGCTCTTGTAAGAGAAGTGGTCAAACAGTCTTTGGAAGAGGGAGCCAACAAGCGAGACGTTGCAGTCTCTTTGCTTAAGAAACATTTTAATAAAAAAAGTCTTCTTTATAAAGATTTGATCTTTTACAAAACCCTCGCAGAAACAAAAAATACAACTGAGAAGTTGGCGTCCAAAATTCTTAAAGAGACTCTTACGATGCGAAACAAGCTTAACAAGGAAGAGCTTTTTAAAGAACAAAGTCATGTAATTTCTCAAATTAATAAAAACATTTCAAAATCGGTTTTTTCTAACTTTGTTCCCTCTTATAAATTTCTTGCAAGCATTGGACAATTGTTTAATGATGACTTAAAGCCAAAAACAAAAGTTTTACTTGAGGAACAGATTGTTGATAACATGATTTCCTCTGATTCCTCTGAAAAGACAGAAGAAATCAAAATCAATAATTCAGTTATTAACACTTTTGTAAAAAGATTTAATAATACATATGGTGACAAACTACTCGCAGAACAAAAAACTTTAATTAATAAATTTATTAAATCATTTAGAGATGATGGTTTGGAATTTAAGATTTACCTTGACCGTGAAATCAACAGATTGCTTGAACAATTAAAGAAGAATTATAATGACCAAGAACTCGCTGGTGATTCAAGCATGAAAGAAAAATATGGCAAAATAATTGAATTTTTAGAAAACACAGCACAGGTTCCATTGAACGAAAAACTTGTTCTAAAGGTTACACAAGTACAACAACTAATAAAAGAGATCAATACTGATGATTAAAATTAAAATTGATGATCCGATTGATGCCAAATTAAGGCTCAAGGCAAAAAAAGTTATAAATGGAGACATTGTTATTTTAGATCATCCTGATATTGATGTTCTTATTTCGACGGATGAAAATCGCGTAGTTACATACCCTAAAAAAGAATACGCAGACCATGTTTACGCTGTCCAGTCAAGACTTTTTGATTACCTAACAATGAAAGGAGCATGCAAGCATGGTTCAGTAAAGGCAGCTAATATTTTTGGTTCTTTACAGGGGACTCTTTTGGCGGATAAGATTAATCAGCCAGCAGTTGATCCGGTTCAAATTGCAATTTACTTGGTTACAAAGTTTTTGAAAAACGAATTGCACTTTGGCGACATTGTAGATGATTACCAAGAATCTTATGAGGAAGAATTGTCTAACCCCCCCGATGATGAAACAACAGAGCTTGGTAAAGTTCCACATGAGCCCCGAAAAGGAACGAACTACTATGGAGGTAGTTCAACCGGCAATTCCGCCGGAATGGGATTCGGAATGTTTCAAGAAAATAAAGAAAGGTAAATATGGATTTTATATATTTTGTTTTAATTGGTTACGGACTTACGCAAATTATTTTGTACGGTTCAATCTTCGATCGTATTAGACCGTCTAAGGAATGGTTAAGCGGCATGGGCAAACTTTTTCATTGCCCAATGTGTCTTGGATTCTGGACAGGCGTGTTTTTGTTCAGCATTAATCCCTATACAGAACTATTTACATTTAACTATAGTCTGGTTAATGCATTCCTATTGGGTTGTCTTAATTCGGGAACAAGTTATTTATTGAGTGTTTTGGTAAACGACTTCGGTTTAAAAGTTTTTTTGAGAGAGGATAAAGGATAAACTATGCTAACTAAAAAATGGAAGCTTCAACCAGTTCGTCGCTGCTGCAGCGGCTCTAGAATCACGCGGTTAGCGACCGCGAAGGAAAAGAAATGAATCAAGTACTTCTAAGAGAGTTTTTTGAATTAAAGTGTGATGATCGTGGTTGTCAGGATCTTTTAAACGAAAGCGAAAAAAAGATGGTTCAACAAGGATTTCTTGTGTTCCCC